TACCTGTTTCTGGTAATACAGCTTATCCAGTAGTAATCGGAGGAGGTGGTGCTGGAGGAACAGGATGTAGTGATTTTGGAACTACAGGAGTTGATACAACAGGTTTTGGATTTACAGCTAAAGGTGGAGGTAAAGGTGCTCTTGCTGGTCAAGGACCTTCAACAGATGGTGGTTCAGGTGGTGGTAGTGGTAATGGATGTAAACCTAATTGTAACGCAGGTGCTTCAACACAAAGTTCTCAATCAGGATTATCAGGAGCATTTGGATTTGGAAATAGAGGTGGTGGATCATTAGGACCAGGTAGTGCGCCAGATTATGCTCAAGGTGGCGGTGGTGGTGCAGGTGGAGCAGGTAATATTGCTACTAATCCTCCTTTATTAGGAGGTGTTGGTGGAAATGGAAAAGATGTTACACCTTTATATCCAACAGGAGGAACCTATGCTGGTGGTGGAGGCGGTGGTGCTCAAAGTGGTGGTGCTGGTGTAGTTGGTGGTCCAGGTGGAGGAGGTGACGCTGGAAATTCTCCAGGTCAAAGTCCTTATACAGGTGAAGCAGGTACTACTAATACAGGTGGCGGTGGCGGTGGTGCAAGTGCTAGACCTTCTCCTACAGCTGATCAAAGTAGACCAGGTGGAGCAGGTGGTTCAGGAAGAGTTATAGTAAGAGAATTAAATAGAGCATCAGGAATGTTCAATCTAAAAACTGTTTTTGCTGCTAGAAAATTAGACACATGGCCTGACGATACAAAATTTTTAAATACTGATTTAGATTATTTAATAGTCGCTGGTGGTGGAGGAGCTGGAAGTAATCCAGGACAAGGTGGTACCGCTGGTGGTGGTGCTGGTGGTTATAGAGCCACTGGTTACGGACCTAGTCCACTACGAGGATCAGCGTTAGGATCTGAAACTACAGGAACATATACAATAACTGTGGGTGCAGGTGGTGGAGCAGATGCTTCAGGATCTGATTCATCAATAGCACTCTCATCAACAATTACATCTGCTGGTGGAGGTAGAGGTGGTACTTACTCCAGAAGAGCAGGTTGTGCTGGAGGTTCTGGCGGTGGTGGTGGAGCGAGAGAAGGTGGAACTGCTGCTGGTGGAGCAGGAAATACTCCTCCCGTAAGTCCACCTCAAGGTAATGCTGGTGGAACAACATCAAGTACTTGCACAGGAAATAACTCAAGCTCAGGTGGTGGTGGAGCAACTGCTGCTGGTACTGCAGGAGGAGCTAATGGTGGTAATGGAGGTGCAGGAGCACCCAATACAATTTTAGGACCAGATACTAGTTATGCTGGCGGCGGAGGCGGAGGTTCAAGATTTGGACCTAGTGCAGGATCAGCAGGAGCTGGAGGTGCAGGAGCTGGTGCTACAGGATGTGGAAATAATGGTGCTGCAGGAACAGCTAATACTGGCGGTGGCGGTGGTGGTTCAGGAAGAGGAAGTGCTGTTGGTGGTGCAGGTGGTTCAGGAATTGTAGTCGTAAGAGGACCAAGTGCTGTTGCATTTGCTGGTAGTCCTTGTTGTGCATTTACAGGATCAACACACCCAGGCGGAGATAAAATTGCTAAATTTACTGCTTCTGGTACATTAACTGTATCATTAGCGTAGTAATATGCTTTACAAAGTATTATAAATATGTTATAATACATAATGATAATAAAAGAAAGTGATCTCAAATGAATTTAACAAACTATTATTGGTACTTTAAATCAGCAATCCCAGAACGTATCTGTGATGATATAGTAAAATATGGTCATCAACTGCAAGATCAAATGGCTGTGACTGGTGGTTATGGTCAAGGTAAAAATTTATCTAAAAAACAAACAAAAGATTTAAAAAAGAAAAGAAATTCAGATATTGTCTGGATGAATGATAGATGGATATATAAAGAAATACAACCTTACATTCATTCAGCAAATGTAAATGCAGGTTGGAATTTTCAATGGGATTTTAGTGAGTCCTGTCAATTTACAAAATATACTAAAGGTCAATTTTATGATTGGCATTGTGATGGTTGGGATCAACCTTATCATAGAGATGACCCAAATGATCCATCACATGGTAAGATAAGAAAATTATCTGTAACGGTAACGTTATCAGACCCTAAAGATTATAAGGGTGGTGAATTAGAATTTGATTTTAGAAATCTTGATCCTGATAAGAAAAGAAACATACATAAATGTAAAGAGATATTACCTAAAGGTTCTTTAGTTGTATTTCCTGGTTTTGTGTGGCATAGAGTTTGTCCAGTTAAGAGTGGAGAAAGAAACAGTTTGGTTATTTGGAATTTAGGGTGGCCATATAGATAGGAGTATTATGAAGAAAAAAATGAAAAATATTAAGAAGAAAAAAACAAAGATCAAAAAAGATAAGTTAAGTTTTCCAAATGAATTAGCGAGAGATGAACTGTTTAAATGTCCTATATGGTATGCAAAAGAACCTGGTTTCGTAGATAGTTTAAATAAGGCGTCTGATACTTACATTGAAAAAGCAAAGAAAAACTTAAAAAAAGATATAGATAAAAGAAATAAAAAATACGGTGACAAAGGTGATATGGGTCATGTGTTTCACTCAACAACATTAATTGGTGATCCTAATTTTAAAAAATTACAAGATTATATAGGTGCAACATCACATAATCTATTAAAAGAAATGGGTTATGATATAAAAGACTATACAATATTTACAACAGAAATGTGGGTACAAGAATTTGCTAAAAAAGGTGGTGGACATCACACTTTACATACACATTGGAACGGTCACATATCTGGTTTTTATTTTCTAAAGGCAAGTGAGAAAACATCACTACCTCTATTTGAAGACCCTAGACCAGGTAATCTTATGAATGGTCTACCAGAGTTAGACAAATCACAAGTCACTTATGCAAGTACTCAAATAAATTACAAAGTAGAACCAGGATCAATGATATTTTTTCCCTCATATTTACCACATCAATACATAGTTGATATGGGTTATGAGCCGTTTAGATTTATACATTGGAACTGTCAGGCAATACCAAAGGCGGTGTTAAATGCCTAAAGTAAATAAAGATGTCAAAAAGGCATTTATTCAAACTATATTAGGTCATTTTTCTCCTAAAGATAAACCTGATTTTATAAAAAATTTAATTAAAAACAAAGTGAAATTGAAAGGAAAAAATGTCGTTCAAAAAAAATAAATATACTGTATTAAAAAATATAATATCTAAAGATGTAGCTGACATGGCATATTCTTACTTTTTAAATAAAAGAAAAGTTGCAAGAGTTTTATTTGATGAAAGATATATATCGCCTTTTACAGATTACTATGGTGTGTGGAATGATGAACAAGTTCCAAATACTTATTCTCACTATGGCGATATATTAATGGAAACATTATTAGAAAAAGTTAAACCTACTATGGAAAAACATACAGGTTTAAAATTAAGTCCTACATATTCTTATGCAAGAATATATAAAAACGGTGATGTATTAGCTCGTCATAAAGATAGATATTCATGTGAGATATCTACCACATTAAATCTAGGTGGTGATTCATGGCCGATATATTTAGACCCGACAGGTAAGACAGGTCAAGCAGGTATTAAAGTTGATCTTGAACCTGGCGATATGTTGATATATTCTGGTTGTGAACTAGAACATTGGCGAGAAGAATTTAAAGGTAAAGATTGTGGTCAAGTATTCTTACATTATAATAAAAAAGGTTCTAAAATGGCAAAAGAAAATCTACATGATGGAAGACCTTTTTTAGGATTACCTAATTGGTTTAAAGGCGCTAAGTTATCTAAAAAATAAGACTAAATATACTCACTTACCTACCGTTCAAATATCTTATAAATATAAGAAAGATTTAATATATAGGAATTTGACTAATGGCAACAATACAGAATATTACTATTGACCAAGACGCTGATTTCACACAAACTTTGACTATCAAAGATTCAACAGGAACAGTTGTAGATTTAACAGGAAGTACAATTACAAGTAAGTTAAGAAAGACTCACTTATCTTCTAGTGCTACGAGTTTTACTACTGCTCTTGTAAGTGCGACAGACGGTACTTGCTCAATAACTTTAACAGACACGGTGACTTCAGGTCTTTCTGAAGGTAGATATGTCTGGGATTTAACTCAAACTGATTCAAGTGGTATCATCACTAGAAGAATCGAAGGAAGAGCAACAGTCACACCAAGCGTGACTAGATAGTTATGTCAACTAAAAGATACATCAACAGTAAATGGCCAGGTCTACAAGAAAAGGTAAAACTTGAACAAGTAGGTGGTGATTTAGAAATTGATGTAGATATTGAGAAACAGATATCTCAATTACAAGAGGCAAGATTAGCAGGTGAGTTAGAGAAACCTGAACAACTATCTATCGATCCTGAGAAACAAATAAACGAATGGCACCTTGAGAAAGGTCTAAAAACCTTTCTTAATAATGTAGAGTTTGAAAAAGAAGATTTAGATAAAAAGATAA